CCACCGCAACGATGAATTGATTGCAGAATTGATCCGGCGCGCTGAAGACTTTTGGAACAACCACGTTCTGACCAAAGAACCACCGGCCGTTGATGAATCCGAATCGGCGAAAGAGATGTTGAATCGTCTATATCAGAAGGCCGACCTTGACATGATTGAATCGGATGATAAACTTGACAAGCTGGTAGAGGCGTTGAATAGGCAACGTAAATTCAAGGCGGTCGCTGAAGAAAACGAGCGATACCTCGAGAACAAAATCAAGGCCATCATCGGCGACCACGAAGGCGTCAAAGGTGAATGGGGGCAGATAACCTGGAAGAAAACAAAGGATAGAACTGATTTTGACAAGAAAAGCTTTATGGCGGATAATCCAGAATTGGCACAGAAATATTTGATCACAAAGCCTGGATATCGGACATTCAGGCTTACATATAAGGGGGAGTAAAAATGGCGAGTAAAGCAGTCACACCGAAACGAGAAAAGCTGAACACTATCAAGTCGTACCTTGAAAAGTCAAAGGGCCACATTGCAGACGTCCTACCCAAGCACATGTCACCTGAAAAGATGGTCAGAATCTGTTCAGCGGCCGCAAGCAGAAATCCACTACTGCTTGAATGCAGCCCACTGTCGTTCGTGTCGGCCGTGATTACGGCAAGCCAGCTTGGCCTTGAGCCGGTCGGGCCATTGCAAGAAGCCTATCTGATACCGTACAAAAACGGTAAGACTGGCGAATACGAAGCGCAGTTTCAAGCAGGCTATCGTGGCCTGATCAAACTTGCCAGAAACAGCGGCGAGATCGCTGGCATTGAAGCGCACATCGTCTATGAGGCCGATGAATTTGAGGTGTCATACGGCACGGACAGCTATATCAAACACATCCCAGTAATGACCGACGATCCCGGCAAACGTGTTGCCGTCTACGCCGTCGCTTATTTCAAGGACCCGTCAGTCAGACCACAATTCGAAGTATTGACACCCAAACAGGTTGAACACATCAGACAGAAGAGCATGGCAAAAAACAACGGGCCATGGCAGACTGACACGGATGAAATGTGGCGCAAGACGGCTGTTAAGCGGCTGTGTAAATACCTGCCACTTTCTGCCGAATTGGCAACTGCAATAGAACTTGACAACAAGGCTGAAATCGGCGAATCGCAGAGTGACGTCATTGACATCAACCTGACTGAAGTCGAGCCGGAAGAGGCGCCAGTCAAATCTGAACAGATTGCAAAAAAGCTGGACAATGACAAACCTGATAAAGACGATTTATTCAACGATATCGAAGATGAAGGCAAATGAATATAGGGCGGCCTTATTGCCGCCCTATTTTACCGGAGGTGCCATATGGGTCGGCCTAGCAAAAACACGGTTGATTACTTCCCACATGATGTGAAATACGGTGAGACGATCCCAATCCTAGAGGCGCATTGGGGTAACGATGGATATGCATTCTGGTTCAAGCTGCTTGAAATGCTTGGAGGTACAGAAGGTCATTATATCGACCTACGGAAACCTATCACACGTGAAGTTTTGGCATCGAAAACTCATCTTGACGCGGATAAATGTCATCAGATACTTGACCTATTAGCCGAACTTGGCGCAATTGATGAGGAGCTTTGGACACAACACAACGTAGTCTGGTGCCAAAAACTGGTTGATTATTTTGAGCCAATTTACACGAAACGGAAGACAGAAATACCACGTAAGCCAGAGTTTTCGGGGAGAAAACTCGAGCAAACGGATGTTTCTGCACCGAAAAGTACACAAAGAAGAGTAGAGAAGAGTAGAGTAGAGGAGAATAGAGTAGATAATACACACGCGCAAGCGCGTGCTGGTGAGTCTGTCAGAAAAGCGAAAAGAACCAAATTCGTCACTGAATTGTTTGACAAGCACTTCTGGCCGATGTATCCTAGAAAGAAAGCGAAGCAAGACGCACTAAAAGCCTTCAAGACAATATTTCCAATTACAGTATCCAAAGAGCAATGTAACAACCGTTGGCGAAATATTGTCCTACACGTCGAGGCGTTGAAAGCTGAAGAAAGGCCACTAGACAAGATACCGTATCCGGCCACATTCTTGCGCGCTGAAGACTTTGACGAGCCACCGGCAGAAGCTACTAGCGATGACGATGGGCCTAAGTTTGAGGAGGTTGACGAATGACCACTACTTTGCCATACAATCTTCATTCAGAAAAAGCCGTTCTAGGTGCCTGCCTTCTTGATGTTGATTTCCAACATTTTGCATCACGAACGCTAGTTGCAGATGATTTTTATGACGCACGACACAAAGAAGTCTTTGAATATATCCAAAAGAACGCTCTTGCGAACGATCCCGTAGACACCGTGATTTTTCTAGACCGGGTGCCAGAAGCGACACAGGCTGAAACGGCTGAATATGTCGATGCAATACCATCAATCGCCACAGCCAGTCATCATCTTCAGATTGTCCATGAAAACTCAATCCGCCGTCATCTTGCGATTGGCGCGCGCGATATCTATAGAATGGCGATGGACACGAACCGTGAAATAACGACGATTACAGAAGAATCACACAGACTGGTACGTGAGTGCACTAGCGGCGAACGAATAGCAGTTTCAGATCCTGACATCCATCAGGCTGCTTATGAACAAATGGTCAAGTCCTGGGGCGGATTGCCGTTATTTCAGACTGGTATTGATGAACTTGATGACGACATCGGCGGGGGCATCTTCCCGGGTGAGATTATGGTTCTGGTAGGCGGCGAAGGTAGTATGAAGACATCACTCGCGCTACACGCCGTTGATAACTATATTCAGAACGTAGGCCGAAAAGTCCTGTTTCTATCACTTGACATGCCTGCATATCAGATCAACAATCGCAGATTGATGCCTTTGATGAACTGCAACGAAAAAGAAGTCACAGAACAGGCATTCAATGAGACCGAAGAATACAAGGCAGCGAAAGCTGAACGCCAAAGGCGTGATCATGGCCTTTTTCGCGTCGTTCATGGTGAATACACGATAACCGACATAGAAAGAATAATCCAATTTGAAGCGCCTTCTGTGGTGGTGCTGGATTACGTGACAGCCGTTTCTGGCTTCGACGATGAACTTTCGGCGGCCCGGGCAGTAACAACAGCGCTAAGGCGTTGGAAAAAAGAATTCGGCTGCTCGTTTCTGGTGCTGAACCAAATGAGCGATATCGCCTTGGCAAACCAGCGCAAAGGCGACGTGGGCACCGGGCGCGGTCTTGGTGGCGGCTCGCTTCGCCGGGCTGCTGATGTTGTTTTAGAATTGTTTCGGGACCGTGTTGAACAAGAAACGGCAAGTGGATTATATCCATTGCAACCGCGGATCGTCTGTAGCGTTGCGAAAACACGGCGCGGGTCTGCCGGCAAGCATTGGTCATTGCATTACACTGGCGAAACGATGAAGTTTCTGGGCACGGCGACACGTGTAAAACTACGTAACAAGCGCAACGCAGAAACCGTGTACGCCGACCTGGATTTTCCAGACTGAAGGGGGTATCATGGTGATGACGGTGAACTGGGAAAAGGTAACTAGTATGTTGATAAAAGACTGGGATAAGCTTACATTGGGTAAAAAACAATTAAATATTACAATTATAGCCAATTGGTGGCCAAAAGCTAAATTCAATTATCATGTGTGTGTATATTGTCCGTATATTGGCGGTTTTGGTAGCCAATATTTCAACAGTCTTCAAGATGCGCAAAAATGGCTTGCCGGGCAGCTGTCGGACATGATCGAAGAAGAATTTCGCAGGCAAGTCGAACAACAAGCAACCGAAGAAGAAAGGATGTAGATGATATGTCTAAGTTTCGCGACATCAATCAAGTGATAGTAACAGGTAACCTGACCGAAGATCCGGTCGATCGTTATACGTCGTCGGGGACTTGCGTAGTTAATATGAAGGTGGCAGTCAATCGCGGCATGCGTGATGGCAAGGACCAAGGTGCTGATTTTATCCCGGTGACGGTGTGGGGCAAAATGGCCGAAGCTTGCGCACAGTGGCTTCAGAAG